TCTGACTCTGTTATTGGAGACATAGGCCGAGGCATAGTAGCAGGTGTTGTTTCTATACCTCAAGGTATTGCAACCATACCTACAACTGGCTTAGATCTTTTGTTTAACACAGATGTGACTGATGATGTAAACGAGTTTTTTGAATCAATTAAGCCAGACGTGGGTGGCACAGCTGGTAAGACCGCACAAATGGTTGCTCAGTTTGGAATACCAGGTCTTGGTGTTGCAAGCGCTATATCAAAAATGACTAAGTTGCAACAGCTAGGAACTCTAGCTGCGGTAGATGCAGCTGTAGCAACTGATGATGTTGATACGTTTGCTGATATGTTGTTTGATAAAGAAAGCGATGAAGAAAGATTAAGAAATTTAGAAGGCAGAGATGCTGCGCTAGCAAGACTTACAGAAAGATTACAAGTTTTAGGTGAAACTGCTGCTGTTATGTATGCGGCACCAGTTGCTGTATCCGGGGCTGTAAAGGGTATTGGCGCTGGGCTTGACTTGGCTGCTCCATATATGAATGCAATAGCTAAAGCTACTCCTAAGTTTGGAGATGGCACTGCTGCTTTAGCTTCTGCAAATAAAGCTGACAAAGGCGTTGTAGATTATCTAAAAAAATATTTTACTTATGGCGGTAAATACGAACAAACAGCAGCAAACAATAAATACATCATGGATGCAATGCAGGCCAAATCATTTTATTTAGCTTCACTTGTTAATCCAATCAATGACTCTATGAATGCTGTTAGAAGAACTCTTGAAGATGCAGTTTCAGTAGGTGGCAAAATGAATTCTCAAGATGCTTTAGAAATAACAAAAGCTATGTCTACCTATAGAGCCCCTTTATTAAAAGTTGAGAGAGAGTTTCCAAATCTTACTGGTAAAGAAAAGAAAGCTAAGATGATTGAGTATCAAAGAGAAGCAATGAAAAAGATTAAGAGCTTTGAAGGTCCCGGAAACAAAATTGATTATGATGCTTTAGGAGTTCCCAAAGGCAACGAGATATCTAAAATCATGGAAAATAATCAAAACATGTTTAAATTAGAACAACAAGCTATTTTTGATTTTAGTGATCCAGACGCTACCATATCAAGATTATTAATACCAAAAGAATTAAGAGAAGCAATCGGAGAAAATGCAGGCTTGTATGGAACAACTGTATATAGATCTATCATAGATAAAAATTTTAGAGTTAGTCCAGAATTAAGAAAAAAAGCTGTTGATGAATTATTGGCTAAAGTAGATGGAATCAGAACTCCACAACAAGCAAATGATGCATTTGAATTACTAACCAATCCAAGGTCAGCAGACACTCCATATCAAACACCTGAGCTTTTTGTAGAGGGTATTAAGTTTGGGCAACTTCAAGGCAAAGATTTAAAAAATCTACCAGCTGTTAGAAAAGCGATGGGAGAAGTTACTGCTCTTGATTATAATAAACCGGGAGAATGGAAAAAAGCTTTGCAAGATGAAGCAGTTGCTGCATCATCTACTATGGCCAAGCTTGCAGGTTTGTCAGGAAGAGCCAAAACTTTTGATGATATAAGAAATTTAAATCAACTTAACATTGACCAAACAGGAAAAGGTTTTTTAAAAAATCCTGAAGAAATATTTGTAAATACAAAAGGAGAACCAGATCTTCCTCTTGGAGCAAACAATAAAGTAAAGCTTCCAGACGAAACCACGATTGATGGAGTCTTATACAAAAGATTTAAAAAAGATGCTGGTGCTTTAAGAAACACTTATGCACCAAAAGTTTTTCATGACTCTTTAATGGAAACAACAACAGACTGGCTAGCAAACAGTCCAACTCCTTTAAAAAAAATCTATCAAGGATTGCTTGGTCTAAAGGCTTTATCTCAATATGGTAAAACTATTCTTGGTCCAACTGCTCAGATAAGAAACAACACCAGTGTTCCTTTCATGGCTTTAATGAACGGTAACCTTGGCCCAAGTGGAAGATTTACTGATAATTTTAAGATGGCTTTTTCTGGAATATTTGATCCAAGAAAGAAAGCTCAATATGCAAAAGAAATTGCAGAAGCTAGAGAATATGGAGTTATGGTTGGCAAAGGAACACAGCTTCAAGAACTTTCTGATATTGCTACTTTTGCCACAGATGATGTAGCAGTTTTAGCTAAAGCAAAATCACAAGCTGTCTTTGATGTTATGAGAAAACCCCTGTCAAAAGCAGAAGGAGTTTACACAGGATCTGATAACGCGGCCAGGATGATTAACTTTAGCGGAGAAAAATCTAAGTTTGGTAAAGTTATAGCAAAGTCTTCAGATGCAGATTTTGTTCCTGTTAGCTCTGGAAAAAACATGGCTGATCCAGACATACAAAAACTTATTAAAGCAGATGGAACTGTAAATGTTGGAGAGTTAAAAGCTGCTGGCAATGAGGTTGTGGATAAATTTATTAAAGGTGAATCTGCTGACATAGCTTTAAATGTAACACCTACTTACTCTAGAGTTCCAGAAATAGTTAAGTCATTGAACTATGTGCCAGTCGTTGGTAACTTTACAGCTTTCCCGGCTGAAGTTATTAGAAATTCTTTAAATACTTTACAAAGAGCAATTAAAGAAATAGCAAGCAGTAATCCAGAGTTGCAAAAAGTTGGCGCACGAAGATTGGCTGGCGGCCTAACAACAACAGTTGGCATTCCAGCAGGGCTAACAGCAACAGCACTAAGCATGACTGGTGCTGACAAAGAACAACTCGATGCATACAAAAGATCTTTTGCTGCACCCTGGGAAAAAACAGCGACTATGATTCCAACAGGCACAGATGCACAAGGAAACATTACAGGTTTATATAACTTTAGTTATACCAACCCATATGATTACTTGCAGAAACCTTTTAAAGCAGTAATGAATGCTTATGCTAATGGCGAAAGAAACGAAGCCGGGCTAATGGATATTGCAACCAATGCATCTGTTGACATGGTTGGTGAGTTTGTCAGTCCTTTCTTATCTCCAAGTATGGGTGCGAAAGCTTTATATGAATCCACTTTAGTTGGTAAAACAGAAACTGGTAAAACTATTTATAACGAATCAGATATGCTGGGAGAGAAAATGGCAAAAGGAACATTGCATTTCTTTAACGCAGTAGCACCAACAATTACACCTATAAGAGCTGAGATAGATGCAGATGGTGTTCAAATTGTGCCTAAAGATTTTGTTACAGCCGCAGCTTCATTAGCTACAGGTAAAGAAGATTTAATTAGCCCAAGAGGAAAACCTATTGATGTTGCAGAAACAATGGTGTCAGCTTTTTCTGGTATTAAAGTTATTAAACCTCAGATTGATAGATCTCTTTACTATAAAGCAGCTGAAGCAAAAAGAGCTATTAGAGAAACAACCAATGAATTTAATAGATTGTTAAGATCTAACAACAGAAGAGACGCTGAAGATTTTATTCAAGGTTATATTAATACCAACGAAGATAGATATAATTCTTTAAGAACTCTTTACACAGCCATTGAAGATGCAAGAACTTTGGGTCTTGAGGACTATGAAATTAGCGAACAATTAAAAATTGCAAAAGTTGCAAACAGAGATGCTGTAATGCTTGGTTTATTTAATCCTATTGAGCCAAACCAAGATGTTATTGACTTTGCAATATCTGGCACAAAAAGAAAAGCAGCTCAACCAGTTCCTATTGCTGACCTCGGACTTTCTCAAATAGATCTAACAGGGCAAAGTCTTAGAGGACAATTTCAAGATCCAAGAAACAAACCAGTCGCTCCACCAGTTAGAAGAGCAGCAGATGTATTAAGAGAAGAAGAGATAAATAAAATATTAACAGGCAGACCCTAGAATATATCAACTACTAGCTCACATCTAGGATCATCTTTATCTACCCCACCAAACTTATAAACAACTTCCTTTACTTGTTTGAAGTCATCGTCTTGTATAATCCCGGCTTTAACCAAAGCATCACAAGCAAACTTATCTATGACTGAACATGGATTGCTTATGTCAAGCCTTCGATTACTCCTAGCATAGTAGGTGTAAGTCAATCTAACTGGCTCACTAAACTTAGGTAAGTCTTGTATTTTTTCTACGAGATCTTCTGAGTATATTTTTTTTGCTGTAGATAAAACTCTATAGTGTGCGTTTCTATAGTTGTTAAGATTTAAAATAAATTTTTTTTTCTTTGAATAGTAAACATCCAAAGGTAGTTTGATTTGCATTAGGTTGATGGCCTAGTTTCAATCCAAGGTCTGATCTCTTTAATAGAAGCGCCATTAAATACCTTCTTAACTTTATCGCAAGTCTCTAAAATCTCTTCTGGGAATCCACTGTTTACAACTTCAATTAATTCTTTGCTAGAAAAAAAGTTTTCGCCCGGCGTGTTAAGGTTCTCGGCTACGTTAACAAATCTAATCTTGTCCTTCTCGTATAAAACCATATCGTCATCCTTCTCCATAACATGGGCTGGTATTAACTCAGGTATAAAGTTATGTCTTGCACAACCTTTGGTTTGTCTGTCTTCACTAATCTTTCTATCGTGCTGGGTGCAATGCCAATGTGCATCTCCCTTCTCAATATCAACCTTAGCAAACCTACAAGATCTACAATGAATCTTAGGTGGCAGTGCTCTACCTAGATAACAGGCTTGTTGGCCTGGTGTCATGTAGCTTTTGATTCGGTAATCTGTTTCTGGTATGTAGTTATCTGGTGGTGCCTCTGCTAGTAAAATACTTTTTGCTTTCTCTATCAAAGAATCAAAAGCATCACTATCATACTGAATGATTTCAGTATATAAGTCTGAGTTATTTTTGTTATAAACAATTGCAATGCATTGAGTAAATTTAAACAAGCCCATGTATAAATGTAACTGGGCGGCATACTCTTCCGACCAATCACAATAACTACCAAGCTTTACTAAGTTGTTAAAGCGATTGTCGTTAGCTGTCTTGAACTCTAATAAAAATGGATCCTTGGTATCAATCCCTGGAAAGTTTTGCCCTACGCCATCGATATGGCCTTTGACGTGACCTCCTAATGTCTCTGTCTCAAACTGCTTACCATTGCGAGCAACGTCAAAGATCTGAGCACCAGGAATTTTTCTAAGCTTTTTAATAAGATCATCCTCAACCACGTTGCCTAGATCAAGAAGCCTCAAGACTCTAGCAGGCATATCATCAGGCATAAGCCAGCGCCAACGCATCCAAAGTAAACGTTGATTAGGATTGCCTATCTGACTGATACCTAAATAAAATCTTTGATGTTTTTTTTGTTGCAGTTCAACATCATCTAACAAATGGTTTATATCTTTCATAGATCTATATCCTCATTTTGTTTGGTTTTAATTCCAACAACGTTCTCATACTTACCTTGCTTTTGCACAATGATCTCAGAGATTGTATCAAATGCACCGCTGTTAATTAATTCAGCAGCCATCCATGGTTGACTTGGTGATCCCCACTTGGTAGTAATTTTTTTCCACTTACGCACTGCCATATTATGTGCAGTAGGATGACCAAACATTAGTGGCATCTTCTTAGGAAAGAACTCACCTTCTACTGTAAAGACTACCTGACAATACTCACTGCCATTTTTAGACTTTACTACAGACGCGTAGATGTCCGTGATGGGTTTATTTTTAGGAGCTGATGCTTTTCTTTCATCTGATAAAACAGCTTGCTTATCAGCCTTGGTACGCCTTGCTACTTCCCTTTCCTTCTTGGTCCAAAGAACTTTTGATTGTGTTGACTCAAACACTTGACCGCACTCAATACATTCTTTAGCAGAAGGTGAGTTGATAGCATTACAACTTGCACAAATCTTAGGCTTGTATCTTCTGGGCAGACTTTCGCCAGGCTCTACCTCATCTAGACAGCCATGTCTAGCTACGTTCTCACCATAGTCAAGAAGCAAACAGTTCTCTTTGTTATCATGCAATCGCATACCACGTCCACACATCTGCACATAGAGTCCAACACTTTGCGTTGGTCTAAGCAATGCTATACAATCTGTTCGCGGGGCGTCCCAGCCTTCGGTTAAAACCCCAACATTGCAAAGGGCATGAAGCTTGCCAGACTCAAAGTCCGCAAGAATCTTATCCCGGTCTTGGTTGGGCGTCTCCCCTGTAACCACAGCAGCATTAATTCCATGTTGCTTTAGGTACTGAGTCATCTTCTGTGCATGGAGAACGGAAACACAGAAAAACACCGAGGCTGTTCTGCCTTTTGTATAGGCGTTATCAATCCAATCACTTATAACTTCAATGATGGTTTCATCTACCATCGCTATGTCTTCTAATTCTTTTTCCCGGAAGTCTCCACCTTTGAACTTTAAACTAACTTTGCCAGCATCAATGATGGCATTGTCGTTAACAGCAAAGGCAGACAATCGGCACAAGTAACCTGCTTGTATTAACTCTGGTATCGATACACTGTAGGCAAGACCTTTAAAGAAATGATCTTTACGATTGCCATAGATGTAGCCTTGACCCATGCGATAAGGTGTTGCAGTACAACCCATGACCTTCATGGACTGGCGTTCTGATAGAGTGTCAATGATCTTCTTGTAGCGAGTCAAAGAACTAGGTGGCACGTTGTGTGCCTCATCAATAATCATGTAATCAAACTTGCCAACCTTTTCTAATCTCTTGGGCGAAGCCAAGGTATCGCGACTGGCAACTAGAATTTGTGCATTGTGTTGAAAGCGTTTCATACCAGCAGCGAGTACACCCACCGGGGCATCTGGCCACACAGATTTTAGTTTGCTTTCAGCTTGAGCAACCAACTCTTTTCTATGAGCCATGATAAGAAACCTGGCCTTGGGGTTTTTGTTAAAGACTTCTTTAATAAAGTGTGAAAATATAATGGTCTTACCAGCCGCTGTTGGTAAGGCAATAAGCGCTGGCTCTTCAGGCTTGGTATCAAACCAAGAGTGAAGAGCATCTATAGCGTTGCGTTGGTAGTATCTAAGTTTCAATGAATGACTTTCTTTTGATCACGAGGTTGTATCAAAAGCTGCATTAACTCTTCATGTTCATAAGATTCGAGGTTATCCATTACTACCGTGGATAGTAATTGCATAGCGTCATAAGGCGTGTGTGAAAATTTAAAAGATAATTCAACACAGAATCTTGCGAGAGTAACTACAGCTGCTTTAGTATCTAGATCTTGTCTAGACCAATCATCGATGCACATGTGTAAATCTTGCATCACTTGATCACAGGTTCTTTCATCTAAAGAATCTAGGGAATTTTCTTTGTCTATCATTTTTTCTTTCCACATTTAATAAAGTTAGTTTAGCATCTTTTACTTTCTGGTCGATGTCAGTTGGCAAACTATCAAATGTTTTGTCCAAAGAATTCAACAAAGATTCCATTACGTTAATGAGGTTGTTGGCCTCTCTTTTGTCTATCATCATATCTTTTCTCCAAAAAAGATGGGAATATTATTCCCGGTTTAGTTATAATAAAAAGGCGAGGAGTAACCAAAGCAAGGTTCAGGTCATTCATAGCTTTAGTTACTCGCTCGAGGATTTCACCAACAACATCACTCTCTCCTTTTAATAGGTCGACCTGTTGCAATGTCATGGTGAAAATCATTTACTTATCCCAGTCAAAAGGATCTTCTTCTGTTGAAGCATTAGCACTAGGTGCTGGAGCTGGGGAAGGGGAAGACGTTGCAGACGAACCGCCAGCTAAAAACTTAGCGATAACATTCTTATCTTCCCACTTCGTACCATCACCCTTATCTCTGCCTTCTTCAATACGAAGGTTGGCATTGAAAGGGACACTCATCATGCTTTCAAGATCCTCCAAACCGAAAGCTTCCATATCAGGATCCATGCCCATGGCTTTTCTCCAGTTACGAAGCTTTCCTTTAGAGACGTTTAGTCCGTTGCCCTCAAGCATAAAGTTTTCCCAAACTTTTCTACCTTGGTACTTCGGTCCCACAACTTCATAAGTTACACTCAGCATGTTATGACCTGTAACTTTACTTTTTTTACTTTCCCATGATGCTGCAACCATTTCATAGTCTCCAGCAGGCATAGGCCCAATTGAACCAGTGTCTTCTTCGACATCAGTTAAGTTTAGATTAAATAAATCATCCGACATTTTTCTTCTCCTTCATTTTAGATTTTAAAGATTCTTTGAAAGCAGTCATGAATGCGTTGAAGTCAAGATCTAATGGGGCGTTACCCAAGTCAACTCGACTCTTTGCATCGAAGGCTGCGGTGAATTTATGAAATAACTTTCGCTTGCCATATGACACTGCTCTGGTCTTTTCATTAAAACCCTGGCCACTAGTACGAGTTGATACCTCGTAGTTAGCAAACAGGTTGAAGTCTACCCATTCCCGGATCATCGATGATACCTTCTTGTGTAGACTCATCTCCCAACGATCATAGGGCTCACGCTC